CATTAATTGGGAAAAAATGAGTATGGTCTAAACCATGAGGAACATATCTAAATACTCTTTTATCATTATTACAATCAGCTAATACTAATTTATTAATATTAACGGTTTGTTTTGAAATCCCCATTAATAAATCACAAGCCTCATAATAAGGTTGGTTATATCTTGGAGCAGGGTAATCATCCCAAATGTTTAAGTAAGTAATAGGACATACTTTACGAATTTGATCTTCCATATTAAAAATATGTTGGAAGTATCTTGGATCGGTAATTAACATTACAGCATCAGGTTTTTCCATTGCTAAGATGTTTTGTACTTCTTGTACTGAACCATATCCATCTACACAATATAAAAATACAGAAGAATCTTCTATACCCATTTCATTATTAACCGCTTGGCTAATATCCATTCTTTTACCCTTTTCTGGATGTGAAATAGCTCCTGCAATATTAACCCAATTAAAGTGATGAGCAGTGTGAAGT